CCGCTGCCTCGTCCTCGTCAAAATCTTGTCGACGTTTATCGGCCTCAACAGATAATTGTCGCCTGGAATCTGGTGATAAGCTGCTACCGCCTTCCCAAATTTCAGTTTCCAGCTGATCAATTTCATCTATAGACCCAGCGCTCTTTAAAGCGTTAGTTGCGTCAATATAATCAATACGGGGGCGAATTGTCTGACGCTGTTGAGTAACCATGGCAGGACTAGCACCCAATATCAACTGACGAGACAGAATCTCAAGTGCCTGTTCCTCTCTGACATCGCTTGGTGCGTTACTGGACAAGATATCATTGATATTGTCCATACTGGTGGCCCAATTGTGCTCACGCCTATTGGTTGCTGCTTTACCACTGATGGCTAGAGTTCCAGGGGCGACATAACGCTCCGTCATTTCATTGATGAATTTATTTTTAGCTTCCTTGCTGTTAATTCCCCCAGAATACCTATCAATGATTGCTTGACTCTGTTGTTCCCACATAGCATTGGCTATTTCATGGGTAAACACCACAGGCATTTCAACCTCAATTTCCTCACCGCTTTCATCTAATTCGATTCTAGTATTCTTATATTCAATACCCTCCGGAATTTCCTCCACCGGAATGGTTATGTTATCTTCGAGCTTGGATCTCAGCTTAGAGAGTTCCTTGGCAGCTTCAGCCGTTGCGGTAGAAACATCATCGTCTACGTCCATAAACTGAGCCACAGCGCTGGCAGCACCCTGCAAAGCCCTTGCAGGACCCATATAGTCTACCTTCGGGAGATTTTTTGCGTGATACCTCCCGGTCTGTCCTACCTGTATTCCCGGTAATTTCATGAACCGCTCGCTGCTATACCCATTCCACTAGAGAATGAGTTAAGGATATTGGTAAGCTCTCTCATTTCGGCGCTCTCTTTGCCCAACCGCCTAGCTTCTTCGGCGTAGCTTCGCATGAATTTAAGTTCTTTAGTGAACTCGGACTCCATGGTGCTGACATAACCCTGGGCAGTCGAACCACCACTATGTAGGACACCGGCATTCTGACTAAAAGCTTTAGTGATACCAAGAATTTGCTCTTGCTCAAATTGCTTTCGACGGATATCCTCCATATCGGATTTGTATTCCAAATCTACGACTTCTTTGTCGAAATCTCCCTGGCGCTTGGCCCCCATGAAGCCAACCCCGGCGCTGAACAATCCTAAAGCTAAACCTGCTGACATTATCGCTTCCTCGTTCCTGTGAGCCTGGAGCTACGCACAACCTCAGTAGTACCTTGACTTCCATCGGCGTATTTAGCATCCGCTAACTTCATCATGTACCGCTGCTCCATTTTCTCTTCCATCTTGATACTCTCGGTAAAGGTTATGGCGGTATCAGCCGCCAACCTAGCTGCAAGAGCATGCACAAATGACGGACTGAATAAATTCGGGTCCGACACCTTCATTATGAATACAGCCCACAAAGCCTCTTCTGCGCTGATTATGTACCTACCTTCTCTTACCCAATCAGCATTCATAAACTTATCGGTTTGAGAAGTGTTAGTGGACCTGTATACCCTGAATACCCTCAAAACGTCACTAGGTATTAAAAATTTATTGCCCCTACCAAACGCTAATGTATCAGCCACAGGAGCCAATACCTGGCGCTCCGTGGCAAAGGTCCAAGCTGCATCGCCCAGCACCTTATCCCTGGACAACTCATAGTTGGCGTTCATCACAATCGCCTCATTCTGATTGTCGTTTAGGGAGTTAATCGACCTTTGGCCCATCCAAGACAGGGCTAGGTTAGCAATTTGTACCGGGGTAGCCATTAAATTTCACCACTAGTAAGCTTGCCAAATATGGCATCAATCTCGGCAATAAGGGGTTTGTCCTGAATAATCTCGATATCACCCTTACCTGTGCCAAGTTCCGAGTATTCCACATCGCCAGTAAGTATAGGTTCACCTGTTCCCATGGCGGTTGATGGTGTGCGATCCTTACTATACTCACCTTCCACCAATGGTAGAGCCGAGTTGCTGACCCTCAACACGATCTTACTCCACCGCATCTTGGATACCTGAGAGGTACCCCTGTTGGACGCACCTTCCCGAGGAAGTAACTTTATGTTGTTGTTGAAAAATAGACCAACGTATGCATTATTACCCGGTTGTACCGCCCAACTTTGGAGCGGAGACGAAACACCAGCAACGGCGGTTATATTTGGGTGGACAGTATAAGTAGTAGAACCGTCAACAGGGTCCACCCGTTCAACAACGCAGTTAATACTTTGGTCGGTCAGAAAATCAATGTCACTAATCCTGCCGGTTGATACATCAATTGGACGAACTGCCCATGAATCTAAAGAAATGGGCGGTGCCAAAGGATCATCAAACGCCAATACTTCGTGTGCTGGCACCAGCGTTCCAGGATACCCAGCGCGGTTAACTATCATCCACAGCTTAGCCCCGGCAGAAGTATTTATCTTAGTAATGTCTACTATCTGGTTTCTGCCTTGAATACCATTAGTTGATTGATTACCAAGTCCAGGTTGAGATATATCACCATAGGGCCTATTGCCATTATGGGATACCTCAAATTTCCACCACCCGATAACGTTCTCTGGGTAAAAGAATGTTGCCATGGCCATAGTGCCATCTTCCAGAAGAAAACATGCCTGGTAGGATGGCTCATCAAGATATATCATCCGACGCACAGGGCTGTCAAATAACTCTTGTGCCGTTAGACTTAATTCGTTACCGTCCCAACCGCTAAGCTTATCGCTTTCATCAGAAAAGGTCCTGGTAACACGCCTGCTGTTGGACGTAAACACCATCTGGCGACCAAATACTAGGGGCTGTACGCAATTTGACCCCCAATCGGTCTGTTTAGGGAAAGAAAAATCGTTATACGCGATTACACCCTGCTGTGATTCCCCTATGACCTCAGTAATATCAGTATTTATCACCAGCGCTTTACGACTAGTTATGGTTTGTATATTACCAGACGATGACAGGGGAAATAGTAATGGGTCATCCGCTGCCGATGGTGCTGTAGCGTTAAAATCTTGATAATTACCCGATCGCGAAGCCCAGAGGGTTGCTGGCTGTAATGGGGACCCACCTAACCAGAGTCGACCCTCGTGGAATGCGCAAGAGGATGGGTAGTTACCTGCGGCCCAGGGATTCGGAGAAGGCGCAACAAAAACAGAGGGGAGAGTAATTGCCGATAAAGCTTCGAATGTCCACTCACCATTATTGAACCGTAGCCGCCTAGTTTCCACTTCTGGGTGGGTGAAGTACATGACTTGTTCACCCGGGTCCATGCAATACTGCAGGCATTCCAACTGGTCTGCGTTGTACGGCGATACAAACGTGGCAGCGGTACCCGAACCGCCAGCAAGCGGGGCATCCCACTCAATGCCATCACGTATCCAAGTTGCCAGAACGTCGTCATGACAACCTACAGTAGACAATTGGCCCCAAGATGCGGCACCGCGAAACACTATACCAATGGTGAAGTATAGGGTATTATTAGTAGCACCCGGAGTGAAATTGATAACCACATCATTGTCGACAAGGAATGGACCGATTGCGACATCGGTGGTATAAACATCACTAGCACCGGGGGTGGTGCCAACGTTAAACCGAATTGCCGGGTCTGCCCACGGGGAAATACCTAGTATAGTCTCCTCATTACCATAGATATACTGGTAATAAGTGAACCTTACTTCGTTGACCAGTAACTCCGACCCCGCCGGAATATTTACAACGCTACTGATAGTGTTACCGATAGACGGTCCACGGAACCCGTCGGGGTTGTTGTGCAGGTGTGAGAACATGTAAATGAACCCATTACCTCGCACTGTGGCAATACTACCACTACAGGTATCATCCTGTGGTATACCTGGGTCAGTACCAACAACATATGCATCCTCAACAGTAGTCCATGCGGAACTGTTGAGAGGAGGACTAAGACCATTAAGCGTCTGGAAGTCTGGATCAGTAATCAGGTTACCAGTATTGCCACCAACCAGCACATCACCCGAGACAGAATCCCTTAGGGTAATGTTATCGGCACCTACCTCGACAATGACATCATTATCTAGGTCCCGCTGGAACGTGAAACAACGAAGGCCCTCAACACCTACTTGACCGGAAACCCAGTTATCTGAATCTACGGGAGTGACGTATTTTGAGCCGTTTCGCAGTTTTACAGGACCTTGAACCAAGGGGGTCCAATTCAAACACTCAGAGAGTCCTTGTTTATAGACATCGCTTGATACTCTACCCCTAACCCTTTTGCCAATATAGCCCGAGGCAAAGGATTCCTGAATAGGGGATAAACGTGGCATTCCTAATCCTCGTCGTCATCTTCCTCAAACGCAGCAAGTTTTGCTTTCAATGCCTCATTTTCGGCGTTGATGGCCTTAACCATCGGGTTTTCATCAAGTTCAAGAATCCTTTCTTCCCTGCCTTCAAGATTCGCAAGAATCTTTTCTAGGGATTGAGGCTCCATGCGGAAGGTTTTGGCCATAACGTGCGGCGATACGCCTTCTGCATGCATTCTCTTGATCTGGGCGTACTGTCTGGCATTTGCTCCGACTCTCATGAGTTCTCCTTATTACGTAAACTTCAGAATTTGCTCCTGCAGCGTTTCAATCAAACGATCCACATGTGTGGATAAGAAGTGACTGTTACCTGGAGCGTAAAAAGTACCGCCATAAGCGATACACACATCATCCTCCGTCAATGCCGGGATAGCAATGCCGTTACCGACGACTATACTGGTCTTGTCAGGGGGAGTAACATATGCATAATTATCAGCTGCAGCGCCATCGGGGAATTGAGCCTCCACCAAAGCGTCACGAAGCTGAACAAGTGCGCTAATAGCGCGTTGATTGTTGACCGCTACAACACCGGTACCAACGAAGATACCAAGTTCACCATCACCAATCGTAAGGGTGGCTGCGGCTTGGGTTGCAACAACATGGGAGGGCTTGCCTTCGTCGACGTTAGCGACGGTGATTTTATGTGCCACGTATTTTCTCCTGTAAAAAAGGGGTCCCGATACCGGGACCCCAACTCACACTTCGCCAGAAGTACGGGTTAAATCGTATCAGCAAGCTGAACCTGGACAATATGCTCGTCCTCAACACGAACTGCACCGATCGTCATGAACGAATAAATCCGCCATGCGAAACTTATCGACGGGTCCTCAGCAACACGCGACGTGATATCGCGATCAACCATCAGGCCAAGGGCCTTCTTGGTCATTGCGAAGCAGTCAACGTCGGTTCCAGGTGCTGTCGGATGGTTCAAACGAGTTGAAACAATCCAGTCGAAGCCCATCCAGCCCTCAACGTAACCCTTAGACTGCAGAGGACGCAGAGCATTGTAGTCGGCACTGGTGGCTTCCGTCAGCTGCAAGAGCTTACGGGCCTGTACCGGCCCAATGACAAAGCACTTCTGCTCGTCGGGGTCAATATCGTTGGCCATAAAGGTTTCGATAACCTGGGTAATGAGGTCGAAGTTCAGAGCGGTGTCGTATACGTCAACTGTGGTTCCGAATACCTTCTGAGCAGCGGGAAATGCACCGGCAGCGCCATTACCATCAAGCGCGGTTCCGGTTGCAGCGGCGATGATTTCGTCATCATAGGCCCGACGCATCGCGTTGCCCTGGGACTGAGCGATATTCGAGTTAGGGTCGACGATCATCTGTACTACGTCTTCCTGCTCAGTGGAATCACCAACGTCGTACGTAGTGGGTACTGACACTCTGCGACTCCACGGCCAATCCTGAACTGGAGTAGCTTGGAGGCGGGTTGACTTAACCTGGGCTTCGGCGGTGCCGAGACGTTCCCAGTTATGCTCTTCGGAGTTTACTCCGCGTTCTTGTACCCAACCGCGAAGGCGGGAAGGCTTCTGTTGTGCAAGATGTCGTACGATATTCTCATATGTACTGACAAATGCTTGATCAACTGTGTTTACCATTATTGGCTCCTAACACAAATTAAAAGAATAAGTTTGCGCTTGGAGCTACCCGGTTCACCGGACCCTCAGCTTACACCGTACGTGGTGCCTACCGGAGGTGACAAGGGACCTTACGGCTACCCCTTCTCTATCTCATTTCGAAAAGTATAGCACACTCGAGGGGGGTCTGTCAACCCCCCTCAAGCTTGATCACTTGCGTTTCTTGCCTTTTCCCTTCTTACATGGCATATTACATACCTCCTGCTAGTGCTGCCTTATTGAGGTCCACTACCCGCTGCACGTATTCACGATGCTGAGGATGAGAAGCATTCCAATAAGGGCCTGTAGAATCGTCAAGGATTTCTTGTGCACGATTACGTGCTTCAGCTGGGGCCAGTCTTGTGGTAGACTCATCTTTATTGAAGTTAATGCCCTCTGTACCCAATTGTTTTCCGACATTGTATAACCACTTTAGTGTGTCTGCTGGAAGGGTTCCTGATGCTGCAAGCTCAAGCATCTCCTTAGGTGCCCCGGTACCCTTCATAACCGAGTCAACTAGTTGAAGATTATCTTCGTACACGATACCCCATTCTTGCTTGAGGGCGCGTTTCCCTTCGGCAACCACAGCTTTCTTGGCATCTTCATTATCCTTCATCTGCTGTGCCAGGGTACCAACCACCTGTTTATACTGGCTGTTGGTTAAACCAAGTCCATGCGCCAGCCTAGCAAAGTCAGCTACCTGATTGGGATCTACCCCTTCCGGATGCTCGTAGGAAGAAGGGTCGTCCGGACGACCCAACTTCTTATACAGAGCCGACATTACCTCCGGGTTTTCAGGGTCTGGGGTGGGGATAAGGCCAGGGACCTTATCTACGAGTTTTCCGTAAAACTTGCTCATGTCCTCTTCCCCGGCATCCGGGCCTGGGACACGAATCGACTGACCAATCATCTGCTGGCTATCGATAAACTGCTGGGCAAGACTGCCCACGTCTTTAACATCTGCTAGAGTTTTGTTTTCCCGCAAATCTTCTGGCAGAGATTCTCTCCAATTACCTTCAGGATCCATTTTCCGCGTACCTCATCATTTGTTGTATGTAAATAAAAGCATCACGTCTCCCCACATTGTATGATGTTTCATGTGGGGTCGACGCGATCAGTGTGTCGGGGTTTAACTCCCGTTCCAGAGACTCAAGCACTTTCTTTCCGCTTGGCGAAGTGAAAGTATGGTAAAAATGCTTGGCAGTCTGGTTAACTTTTTCAACCGCTTCTCTAGGCGGCTTGTTGTCCGGCATTTGGCGCTCCTTCTGGTGCTACTGCTTGTACTGCCTGTCGGCCCTTACCCATGGCTTCCATACCCGCACCCATTTCCTGGGCTTTGGCGGCAGCTTCCATTTCCTCTTGTTTCTTCTGTCTAGCTTTTCTGTCCTTGATAACATCCGCATCGCTACGCATCAATTTGGCAGGTACGCCCTCAAGCGATCCAAGTTCCTTCGCAATCTCATCCCAATTTGGAATGTCAAGGACCTCAGGCTTAATCTCAGACAACTCAGCCAATGTAGCCGCCCATCGCATAACACCTTGAGCGATATCGGCTCTTTGTGCACGTACCAACGGTCCCGTATATATGATGTCAAGCTGGCCACTGTTCTCGAATACGATTTCGGGCGGCTCTCCAAGTTGCCCTGAGCGATACAGTATATTGAAAGTCCTTTGTACGAGAGGGTCCAGGTAATCAGACTGGAGTCTTCCAAGGGTGGGACCCAGTAACCTTTGCATAAGCTCATAGCGGGTTTGAACCTCCGTTGCGGTCATCGCCGGGGATTCCTTGAGTTCCAACTGATCTACGTAGAAGATCGAGCGAATGGCCTGCTTAAGCTGTTCTCTCTGTAGTTGGGATACGTCAAACCTGGCCCCGGACTCGTATGGTTCCATGCTGTCCATTGTTCGGACAACCGTCATGCCAGCAGGTTCCAAGTCGAGGTCGGACAACAAGCCCCTTTCAGTCACTTTAGTCGGAGGGTCGACTACCTTCTCTGTCGCTTTAAGAATAAGCTCCACGAGTTGATTGATAGTCAGTATGTCCGGTAGCGCGATCATTGCTGGACCGTGGCCCCACATCGACTTGGAAGTCTTCCTCCAACGAGGGACAAATGCTGGCATTTCGTAGTAACCACCTTCCTCACCAAGCTCCTCCGCGTCCTTATGGCACACATACTTCATACCAAAAGGACGCTCCTTGGGGGCTAGCACTTTACTTACATCGCCATCGGATTTGTCCTCCCTTGGAAATATACACATTATTACATCAAGCTTCTCGTCCATCCCCTTGGTGGTCTGGGCCATTTCCTTGATGCTTTCGGGCACCATATCCCCGAACTTAGTGATAATCTGAACTGCGGTCCACTTATGTCGACGGTATGCCCTATGTACTTGCCCCGCATGGTCCTGTTCAAACCACATTTCCTCGACGGGGACAGATTGAAAGTTGAGGCGCTGGAACTGGCCATTTTTCTCTTCAACTTCCTCAATGATCATTGATGTACCGTATGATACCAGGTCAAGGTACGTCTCGTTAGCTTCCAGGTTGAAATTCGAATCTTGGAGGGCGGTGAAACAGAGGTTGGCGCCTTTCTCAAGCCACTCTCGAGCTTCTTTTGTGGTGTTTAGCTCATCGTCTCGGAAAGCCAACTCAAACCAACGTATAGCGGGGCTAGTGAGAGAACCATGTATAGAAGCAGCAAGAGTATTAGCACTATCAATCGCAGTAGAGTCAAAGACATTGCGGTTGTCCCTCCAAGATACCGCATGCTCATTTGAAACATCGCGGAAAAAGTCCCCACGGAAAGGCACCACTAGTTGGTTGATAACTTCCCACACATCTTCGACCGTTTTACGCTGCGTCACCAGCGCGTCATATCGTTTTACAATTTCTATACTGTCCATTATTTAATGGTCCCTTCAATTAGCCATGGATAGAGGTCTTCTACCGTTTGTCTCTGGCGGCGTTTGGATTTTCCTGCGACTGCTGGTTTGACTCCGAATCGCTGGGACGTACTGATTTTATGTCCGACTCCGTAATCGCGCCACCCCACGCTGAGATAGCGCATAGCGTCAGCGGGGTGACTGGCCCAATCATGGAGCGGTTTATCTCTGAACAATTGGGTTCTGTCATCAAATTCGCGCCTATAAGAATAAAGCCCGTCAAGCAATCGTCCAACTTTTGACTCATTAAATCTCGCTACCCTTATAGTCGCTCGCGTCGCGTCAATCCCATCCTGTACCGGGATTTTCGAAACAATGTCGAACGCAAAGTTAAGGCCAAGGGCGAACTCCCTTCTTGTCTTTCCGGTAGTCCAATCGGTGTTTTCAAGGTCGTGGGGACCGTAGTGTTCTTCGAAGTCGTAAGGGAGGGAACGGACATCCCTAATCCACTCGTCGAGAGCTTTGTTCCTAGCTTCAAGGTAGTCGATGATGATCGGCTTGCCATCGTCCCCCCGCTGCGTAACAATAATCGCGGTCGCATCTCTAAATCCTATATCCCACCATGACTGGCATTGCTTAGATGGATCGTGTGGGAATTCACCAATCCGGCCTTCTTTCTCTGCAATGTTTAGCTCTTGGGTGTAGAATGCTCCTTCCATACCCGCTTCAAAGCTACAGAAGTACTCTTGAAGAATTTTCTCTTCAGACATGCCTTCTGCTCTTTCGTCAGCGATGACATCCGGACCGATAACGTGTGTTCCGTCTGGTCTAAATGTGTCGTCAACTGTAAGCATACTCGAGTACCACTTAGGATTACCCTGAGCCATGTCAAAAAGTTTCTTGCCGTGATTCTTCCCTCGAGGGGTGTATATGAATAATGCCCACCCGCCGTTTTCCGCCAAGATCGGACGAATATAGTCCCAGGCTTTAGGGTCTGCGACTGCATACTCTGAGAAAATAACACCAACTGGGTTCGTACCGACGAGTGAGTCATAATTGTCGGACCCCACTACTTGGTATATAGACCCATTTCTCATGCGGATCTGCATATCCGAATTGTTGATCGGGTTTTGGGCTTGCCTCATTTCGACAGGGAAGGCCTGATCGATCATCCGCCTTCCGTCGCGATCGATACCATCCCATATTACTCTTCGTCCCTGTTTAAGCGTTGGCAACATGTGCCAAATCGTGCCGATTCGCATTTGCGAAGCGACAGCGGACAACTGGAGACAACACGAGTCTTTACCGCAACGCCTATGCCATACGACAGCTGCACGTTTTCGTTCCAAGCCACCCTGGAACATGTATTGAAAGAGGGGCTGCTGATAATCCCTCGCCGCCCACTCATTAGGAAGATCCAGTGCCATCGTCTTCCTCTCTTATTACCTCACCGTCAATGGTGATGCCCAGAGCTTTTTCGTTAATGTTAATAGTAAGACCGCCCTTGACGACCTCTGGAACTGTGAACCCACTATGCTTGGCCATCATATCCAGGGCCTTGCCATACGCGGCCATATTGGTTACCTTTGCGGTGTATTCAACACCATCCCGATCCACGCCGGAGACTTCCTTGTCTCCTTTAGCCCGCGGAAGGTATTCGTGAAGTAATTCGTACTGAACCATATCACGAGTAATTAGACTATCTGCGATAAGCTCATCGGAAAGAAGCTTGATAAGATGGGCTACAGCAGGCTTTCTAAGCAAGTGTATACCCTTACTGGCTGGAAGACTTACCTCCTCAGCGGCCCTGCGATGGTTGTAATCAGTTAGATACTGATAGCAGAACAGCCTCTCCTGAGGACTCAGTTCCTGTTCCGCCAATTGCAACTCGCTTGGCTGCTGCGACGATTCGCTTGTCGATTTTGACAGTTCTTGCGGCATGGATTTCTTTCATCCGTTGGTTGAGTATGAAAATCCGCTCCTCTAAGGCCATCGGGTGGCCAAGTCCTTCAACCGTTATTGGGCCGAGATCTTTGAACAGTGATTCTCT